AAATTCTAATTCACGAGTATTCAAATCAAATATATGAAAACCTCGTGGGTCATTATAATCAGCCCAAGTCATTTCATTTGGAGTGCCAACATAATAGATATGACCATCATCTGATTTATGATGAAAATGTCCAGTTATAACCATATCATACTTGATTAGTTTGTTTTTGTCAATACCACCACGACAAACATTACCACGATCCATTTCAAACCCATCAATCTCAAAATGGCCAAATGATAGTTGTGATTTAGATTCGTTTATTTTCTGGAAGATTTGTTCTTCATTCTCAAGGCATAACCAAGGAATAACATCAACATTAATACCATCAAAATCAATAGTATCGAAATCATCAAATACGGTGATGTTATCATATTCGTTTAAAAGAAGCTGTGATGAATTGACTTCGAGTGTATTCTTAAAAGATACATCGTGGTTACCAAGGATGGTATAAAACCTAATGTTGTTTTCTTTTAGTTTATCAAAGAAGTATTTACGACACAGGTATAATGAATTGAAATTAATAAACTTTCGTCTATCAAACAAATCACCTAGCTGAAATACAGTATCAATCTTATTTTCAATTAAATAAGGAAAGAATATGTTATCATAAAACTTCTTAATATACTTATGGAATTCCAAAGAATCGCCACGCATACCAAAATGCGTATCACCTAATATACAAATTTTCATTAATGTTTAATTCTTGTTTCGTTGTATTGTTGTTTGAGTGTTTCTATTTCCCTTTTTAGTTGAAGTTTTGCATACTTCATCTTGCTAAGATCCAAATCATTCACAAAATGACTATGATTTTCTTTGATTTGGCTATCTAAAATTAAATGTTCTTCTTCTAAATTTCTAATATGTTTAAACAATTTCTCTTTGTTCATTTAAAACTCCATACGAATTAGGAAATCTGAATTTTACCTCAGCGCACCCACACATCATAACACATAATAATAATAAAGTCAAGCGTTTCATGGCAATTATAGGTCTTCAATAAATTGGTCAACACCTTTTGCCGGTTTGTTATCTTTTTTCTTTTTCTTGTTTTCTTCAAAGTTAAAAATGAATTCTGATATGTTGGCATACAACTCAAACTGCTTAGCTACACCGTCTGAATCTTCTAACATTTCATGTTCATCTAATATACCGAATTGCTCGGTAGCTTTGTATTTGACATATAACTGCTTCTTCTCTTTCATAATTCTTCGGAGAAACGCATAGTATATGATTTGTGTGAAGTATGCAAATGGATTCTTTGACTTCGTTTCATCGAAGTTACGGAAATACATAATACAATTTTCAATGCCGTCTGATATCATCTCGTCTCGGAAAGAATACGAAATGAAGTTTGGTTTACGAGACAGGTGCTCAGCAATCTTTAGAAAACACTCACCAACATAATTTGGAATTTGTGGGTCTTCTTTTCCTGCTTTCTTTGCCTCAGCACATCTTTCTTTATAGTCCACTAGGGCCTTCAAGAAGTCTGCGTTATTTACATAATGTTTTGGTTTCTTTTCACTCATAATATATCCTTATTTGCCTTAGTTTTACTTGACTTTGCTCTTGACAAGTGTTATAGTAGCGGTGTTCCGTTAGATAGTAATTGCTTAGCTACCCTATCAGTTAGTTCTAATACATTCTTACGATATCCAAATCCTAGTAGACCTGATTTCTTTCCACTCTCATATATTGTAGGATGTCTACCTGTTGAATAATATTGGTCAGCAGTAATATCTATAATGATATTCTCATTATCTACTGCCCACCAATGATAGATATCTTCATCATCTAATGCTCGATACAATTTAATTACTTTAGTTCCAAATATCTTTTGTAAGCAACCTGAAGCTGTATGACAATGCCCAAACATTGGATTAAATTGATTACGAGTTACCCATTTTTTAGGTAATAAGTCTGGTGTTAAATTCTTTGTAATAATATCAATCACTAAATTTAAATTATCTTGGGTATAATCTAATAACACTAATGTAATTTCTTTCTTCTTTGATTATCAATTTCATCTATTATATTTCTAATCTTAGCATCTTCTTCAATATCTGGTTCTAATTCTGCAAGAGCTTCATCTCTCATTATATGTAGTTCTTCTTTTATATTGGCCAATACAGAATCATTTTTAGATATTGATTCAATTGCAATTTCAACCATATTTCCATAATATTCAATTAAATCTTCTTTAGGTTCAGCAAAAGTTAAAATGTCATCTTGAGTTATGGTAGCTATATTATCACAAATAACCTCAAGTGGCAACCATGGTACCATCATCATTACCGTACCTTTAGCACTTCTTTTAAATAACAAAGTCATTGGGTTGTTTAATTGAACCAAATAATTATCTTCACTCATAACACAATCTGATATAAGGTCTTCGCCATTTTGTAGGCGGATGATTTTAATATTATGTTGTGGTTGGTTTGTCATCTTTAAGGTCTATATTATAATATTTATAGTTAAACTTTTCATCATCATATATTTTAACACGCTCAATGAAATGTTTTAAGGTGTAATTGGTAAATTTACCTATACGAAAGTCATCAGCAATATCAAATAATATAGCAGCTGATTTGTTATCTCCAATTCTTAAACCACGGCCAATAGATTGAAGGTTACGAATACGAGATTTAGAAGGTGATGCAAATATAATATTATGTAGGTTACGAATGTTGACACCCGTTGAGAAAGTGCCGTATGACGCTACAATGATGGCGTCTTTTTCTTTTTCGGTGATTGAGCGAACCGACTCACGAACCTCAACATCAGTTCCGCCAAATACAAAGAATACATGCCTATTTTTGGCATGAAGTTTGATATTAGCATAAAGGTCTTTACCATGTTTCTCAACAAATTGGAATAAAATAAGTGAATTGCCTTCTAGCGACAATGCTAGATTGCGAATGAAATCGTTACGAACCCTGTTTGAAACTATGTAATCAATTTCTTGATTATAATCCCAATCACGAGCCATTTTACATATAGGTTCAGGATACTTGAGAATCAGACATTTTATATTAAAATCTGCTAATTGACCCTTCTCAATTAATTCAGATGTTGAGGTTGCCTTATAAACTGGACCAAATAAACCCTCTAGTACCAAACGATGAGTTTGAGTTCCGTCTAAAGTTCCTGTTGTGCCTATTCTATATTTAGAATTCGAGCAACCTGTGAGTATCGTTGTAAGTGATTTGGCTTTAAATTGGTGAGCTTCGTCACCCAAAACAAAATCAAATTGTTCAAAGTATTCACTTGGATTTTTATAGATGGATTGCCAGGTTGTGATGGTTAAAAAATTGTTAGTGTGTTTATCTTTGCCTGAATATTGGCGATGGCAGTATTTTTCAGAATCGTAACCATAAGATTTAAAGTCGGAGAACATTTGTTCAACCAATGATGTGGTTGGAACAATCAGTAAACCTTTTTTGATACCAGATTCTTGTAGATAACGAACAATCAAATAAAGTATAAGTGATTTACCTGAAGCCGTTGGAGATAATAAAAGTATTCTCTTATGGCGAATAGCATGTATAAATGATTTGAGTTGGTAATCTCTTACTTCATGTGGTAAATTTAATGTCTTAATAAATTCTTGAGCTTCAATGACAGATAAAACCTCTGTCAACATAATTTGAGAATCTATTTCAAGTGTGTAATCTCTTTCTTCACAAAACTTCTGAATATAAGGAACCAGACCATGATATATGGTAAAGTTTCTTAAATCAGCCAGGCGAATCTTTCCATCCCACAACCTACTTTTATAGGCAGGAACAAATTGGTAACCTGGAACAAAGAATGTAAAATAGTCACTCAATTCTTGTGCGATGTTTCGTTCACACTCAAACTGAATGAATACCTCATTCTTCTTATGGAGAATTAAATCAGACACCTTGTATAAATCTTTCCCAGGCTATGAAGTCACGGAGTTGGAATGTGCGAGAGTTTAATTCTTTGAGAATAGCACCACACACATCAACGATTTCTTCGTGCATAGTTTTAATCGCCATGCGTTTATTAATATCATCATCGGCTTCAATATAGTTATTGACTTCAGCCTTTAATACATAAGGAAATGGTTCCCAACCATATTGTTTAAGTTGGTCTTCATCTAGTTTACCTGTATAGTATTCCCATTTTAATACTCTCATTTTATTAAGCTTAAATTCAGATTCTTTGGCAAGCAAACGATGCCTCGAAAGAATATTTAAGTATTTACTATGGAGTTTGGGAATGTCGAGTAGAGCTTTGCCTGGTTCCGTTCTATCTATATCGGAATCCTTGCGCCACATTTCTAATAATTCATCAAGTTGGTTCATAATTTAAAATCCTCCTATTAAGAGGATACAATAAAGTCAATGCTTTGTCAAGCGTTATTTAAAATAATTTCTCAATATCATAGTAAGTGTACCGAAAAGTAGCATCGGCTGTTACAGGTGTATCAGGTGAATCAGTAGCAGACATTACAAAGGTTGATAATGTCGTAGGGAATACACCATAAAATTTAAACTTATAGTAAGGTGTATTTGATGATGATAATAATGTAACTGTTGCATCAGAATACTGTGGAGTTTTTGTTTGAATCTGTGTAGTATATTTGTTTAGTTTACCTAGTTTTTGATATTCTTCATACTCTTTAGGGAAAGTCATAGCACGAATCCAATCGTGTATTTCAATCCAAGACTTAAGCTCTTCATCTACCAAAAAGGTGATATTCAATAAGTCATATATGGCTTTTTCACCAGGTACAAATATGTCAACAAATGGTGTATTCTGTGGAACTTCAGACATTGAAATTCCAGGCACACTTAATGATTGGCAAAAGTATTGCACATTAGGTGACCTAGCAAAGTTTAACTGAAACTTATTAGGTTGTAAAAAATTAGGATTACTTGGGTTTCTTGTAGTAGCTGTCATAGATGGTATTTATGCTCAAAAAAAAGAGGACTCTTTTTAGGGAGTCCTCTTTCGAGATAGTCAATTAAGACTAATATTACATTAAGTTTTGGATCTTGAATGCTCTGTAATAGTTATTAGAGAGAACATTCAATGCGCCAGCGCCTTGTGAAGTACCTTCAGCGAATGGGTTAGCAACTAGACCGTAACGAGTTTTGAATCCAATTTTTGGTTGGAAATTCGTTGTGTCAACTGCACGAACCATTTGTAAAGGAACATATGGGCAATAGAACAAACCAGCATCATAAGCATTTGAACCTTTGTAACCAACAACTGCAAATTCTGAAGATGCAGATGTAGGAGCATATGGATCAATATACACTTTAATGCGACCGAATAATGTACCAGCAAATGTATTGCCTGTATCATCAACAGTTAGGTTAACTTGTGATTGTAATGCAGATTGGTAATCAAGGATACCAGCCATTGCAAGAGCAGAAGCAACATCAGAAGAAACGATAAGAACATTACCTTTACCTCTACGAGTTGTTTTAGCAATTGTATTAGCTTCTCTTTCGATTTGGAAAGCGAGACCCTTAACTTTTTCAACCATCCAGCGACCGTTTGAATCGGTGTCAAGATTGAAAGAACCAACATTTGTTGTACCAACAGCACAACCTTGTTTAGCAGTACCGTAGATAGTGCGAACAACTTCACGGTTGATTTCAGCAAGAATTTCAGCAGACAAGATGTTTGCTAATTCTGTTTCTGCATCTAAACCATGAACTGCTTTCAAATCTTGTGCTAATTCAATTGAGTATTCTGCCTTCAAAGCACGAGTCTTTGCAGTAACAGTTACTTTTTCAATTGAGAAAGCCATTTCTTTGAAAGTTAAATCTTCAGCAGTAGCAGTTGCCATAGCAGCACATGCAGTCGCATTAGATACGAAAGCACCGTTTGCATCAGCAGCAGCACCAACAGCAAGTGTTGTTTGAATACCAGCAGCACCACCAAAACCTGTATTAGCTTCGTTATAGAACGCTTCAGCCGCACCAGCAGTTATATTAGCTGTTGAGTATGATGAGCGCATAGCGAAAATAAGACCAGTAGGGCCTGTCATTGGTTGAACACCGCAAATATCATATGCGATTAAGTTCGGTAATGAACGGCGAACT